GCGGAACGCCGGGCCCGACAAGGCCGGCGGCACGGTCATCCTCGAGGAGGGGATGACCTATGAGAAGCTCGGGATGACGTCGGTCGACGCCCAGTTCCTCGAGCAGCGGAAGCTGACGATCGAGGAGATCGCCAGGGGACATCGTGTCCCGCTGCACATGATCGGCGTCCTCGACCGGATGACGAACAACAATGTCGAGGCGCTGACCCGCGCCTATTACGACCAGACCCTGATGCCTCTGCTCGAGGCATTCGAGGCGGAGTTCAAGCGCGCATTTCGCCTGCCGAAGGGGGTCTATGTCGAGTTCGACGTCCGCCACCTACTCCGGGCCGACTTCAAGACCCGGCAGGAAGGCATGCGCACCCAGTTTCAATCCGGCGCGCTGATGCCGAACGAGTGGCGGATCGAGGAAGGACGCAACCCGACGCGTGCCGGCCAGGTCTTCGCTCGGCCTCTCAACACCGCCTATGTCGACGCGGACGGCAATGCGGTGAGCGTGACCGCCCCCGGTGGAAGCGATCCGGCGGCGCAGGCCGATGGCACGACCGATCTTGCAGAAGAAACGCCGCCGCCGAGCCAGCAATAGGAGACCAATTCGATGGCGGATCGGAAGATGCGCGCCTTTGCCGGCGGCGTCGCCAAGACGGTTGGCGAGCGCCAGGTCCGGGTCGTCGTCTCGACGCCGACGGTCGACCGGGTCGGCGATGTGGTCGAGGTCGGCGGCATCGACCTCACCGAGTATCGCCGGAACCCCATCGTCCTTTGCCAGCACGATCACGACGAGCCGGTGGCGCGCTGCGTGGAGATCGAGGTCGTCTCAAGCCGCCTTGAGGCACTGGTCCAGTTTCCGCCGGTCGGCACCAGCACCAAGGCCGACGAGACCTACGGGCTGATCAAGGCGGGCGTCCTCAATGCGGTCAGCATCGGCTTCATCCCCAGGGAATGGTCGGACCTGAACGACAAGGATCCCTGGGGTGGGCGCCGGTACTCGGCAAGCGAGATGATCGAATTCAGCATCGTGTCGGTTCCGGCAAATCCGGACGCGCTCATCATCGAGCGGTCGGTCGGCGGAGTCTTCTCGGCGCATCACGAGCCTCAGCCGATGCCGGATAGCGCCGTCGTCGATACTTTCACTGTCGATGAGCAACGCGCCGGCGAGATCCGCGCGCTGGAGATCAGGTGGCTTGAAATCGCCGCCGGCTGACCGCCGGCACTGACGTTCCGCTGAGCAGGGAGCACGAGGCCGACCGCATCCCGCGGCGGCCCTTTCTATGTCGAAATGGAGACCTTGAATGAAGACCGTGCCGGAGATCCGCCAGGCGCTTGGCCTGGCCGTGGAGGCGATGAAGGCTGCCAGCAGCGCCATCGCCGAGACCAGGGCGGCAGCCCGCACCGCGGCCGAGCCTGACAAGCCGGCTGCCGAGGTCAAGGCCGCTGCAGCGAGCAAGGCTTACGACGATGCGCGCGCCGAGGCCGCCGACCTCGCCGAGGAGCTCAAGCGGGCGGAGGAGGCCGAGACGGTCGCGGCCAGGTCGGCAACGCCGCGCCAGACGCCGGAAGGCACGCTGGCCACAGTGCCGGCAAGTCCTAAGGGCGGCGATGAGGCCCGGAAGATGGCACCTGTGCGGCGCATGGTCGCCGACATGATGGTCGCGCATAGCCGAGGCCAGATCGATGCCGAGAAGTGGCTGATCCTGGCGTATGGCGAGGAAGCAGCCGCCGTGGTCAAGGCGACACACCAGCTGACAAGCTACGCGACCGGCGGCGCCTTGAGCCTGCCGGACTTCGCCGAGACCATCATCGAGGGCCTTGAGAACATGACGGTCGTCCGCCGCATGCAGCCTCAGGTGCTGTCGGTGCCGGGGGCGCTGATCATTCCGAGGGAGACCTCGGCGCCGTCGGGGTCGTGGCTGGGCGAGAACACCGCCGGCACGCCGGGCGTCTTCGGTTTCGGCGACATCAAGCTCGATCCCAAGCGCCTGGTGATCGAGAGCGTCATCAGCCGGCGACTGCTCGATGTCGCGGCCCGCGGTGGCGCGGCCGTCCGTAACCTCGAGGCCTATGTCGTCAAGCGCCTGAGAGAGAAGACCGCGGTCAACGAGGATGCGGGCTTCCTCAGGGGGGCGGGAACCGAGTTCGCCCCGCTCGGCATCCGCTACCAGGCGGTCGCCGGAAACGTCAACGCAATCTCCGGCACGACTGCGGCGCAGATCGAGGCAGATCTCCGCAGCCTGCCGCTCAAGCTCGAGACCGCCAACATCGTGGTGCAGGCCGGGTACTGGATCATGCCGCCTCGGACCAAGGCGCACCTGGCGACGCTCCGCGATGCGATCGGCGCCCGGATCTACGAGAGCATCGACGAGAACGGCACGCTGCTGGGCTATCCGATCCTGACCACCAACCAGATCCCGACCAATCTCGGCGGCGGCACCGAGACCGAGATCTCCTTCGTCAACGGTCCCAGCATCATCGTCGGCAACGGCAGCGACGCCGAGGTCCGTGTCTCGATCGAGGGCTCCTACCAGTCGGGCGCTGAGCATTACTCGCTGGTGCAGCGGAACGAGATCCTGATCCACATGGAGCTCTACGCCGACTGCAAGCTCGAGCGCACCGAGGCCATGGCCGTCCTCACCGGCGTCACCTACTGAGCGGAGAAACTCACCATGCACGCTTCCATGAACGATGCCGTGGCCCGGATTGCGGCGCGCTATGCGACCGAAGGGGTCGACATCGTCGCCGGCGGGGCCGGCGACAACACCGAGGTCGACCGCGCCTATGTCGACCGGCGGGGGTTTGCCTCGCTTAAGGCGGTGATCGCCTATACCGCGACGCTCCAGGCCGGCGAGACCCTCAAGATCGCCGCCAACCTCCAGGATGACGCCGACGGCGCCGGGGTGGGGACGGACTTCGGCGATGCTCTGGCATCGGCCACGGTCGCCACGGGACCCGGCGGCGGCGGCACCCGGACTGGGGTGATCGAGCTCGATTTCGACCTCTCCGGGGCCAATCGTTACACCCGGCTGCAGTTCACGCCCAATCTCTCTGCGTCTGGAACGGATGTCGCCGAGCTGAGCGCCGTCTACATCCTCGCCGGCGCCACCGACGATCCGGTGACGGCGAGCGTCGTCTAGCAGCGGGCCCCAAAACAGAAGGGCGGGGCGGAAACGTCCCGTTGTCTCTCATGCCGATCGTCGAATTTCAGCGGGGGCATACGCCCTACCGCGCAGGCGAGCGCGCCTGCTTCGATGCCAAGCAGGCCGAGTTCCTGCGCTCGCGCGGCATCGTCAGCATTATCCCCGCGCAGCCGTCGCTTTCATCCTTAAGGGACGTGACGGTCACCAGGCCGCTCCGGCGCGCGGTGACCAAGGACAACCCTGAGAGGTCCTGACACCGATGCCCCGCCTGACCGTTGGGACGCCCTCGACGACGAAGGCGCTGGTGAGTCTGGCCCGGGTCAAACGCGAACTCGGGATCACGACCTCCGGCGACGATGATGTCCTCGCGGAAAAGATCGCCGAAGCCTCGGCCGCCATCGTCGCCCATTGCCGGGTTGCGGCGGACCAGCGGGGACGGCGGACTTTTGCCGAGGAGGGGTGTTCGGTCGACTTCGACGCCGACGAGATGACGCGGTTTGATCGTGAGATCGCGCCGCTCATCCTGCCGTGGAGAATTCCGGTTGTTGCCATCGCAGGCATCGTCGAGAACGGTGTCACGCTGGCTCCCGCCGACTATCAGCTCGAGCCGATGTCGGCGCTGATCTGGCGGATGAGTGCCGGGGTGCGAACGAACTGGGCGACCTCATCGATCGTCGTCACCTATACCGCGGGCTGGGATCTGACGGGGAGCGAGCTGCCGTCGGATATTGCCGGCGCGGCGCTCGCGCTGGTCAAGTCGAGCTAGTTCGGTCGTCTCCGCGATCCATTGATCAAGTCCGAGGATGTCCCCGGCGTCGGCTCGACCCAGTGGTGGGTCGGCAGCACCGGTGGCGATAGCGGCTCGCTTCCCAAGGAAGTCGTCGACAGCCTTGCGCCCTATCGAGCCGCGATTACCTGAGGGGCGCCAAGCGAAGACCCTCTTTTGCTATCGAGGTGCCGATGTCGGCTCTTTCGCACATCAGCGCGCTCGATCGCGGGCTGGCAGCCAGGGGTGAGGACGTCATCCTCCGTCGCATCAGCGGCTCTGGTGCGAGTGCCACCAGTGTCGATGTGACCTGCCGTGCGGTCGTCCGTGGATATCGCCCGGAGGAGCTCGTCGGCGGCATCGCTCAGGGCGACAGCCAAGCGATCCTCTCGCCGAGCGAGATCCGCTCGTCCGGCTGGCCGGACATCGGCCCGTCGCCGTCGGGCACCGCGAGCCTGCCGAGAAAGGGCGACAAGCTGATCGTTCAGGGTCGCATGCGCACGATCGAGGCGGCGGCGCCGATCCTCATCGCCGGCGAGCTCGTCCGCATCGATCTGCAGGTCCGGGGCTGAAGATGGCGGCTTTCGAGATAGTCGAGCGTGAAATCCTTGCCCGGATCGACGCGTTCCAGGGTCCGCAGGCGTCAAGAGCCCTTGCTGCCCTGGCGGCGGAGAAGCGCGACGAGGTGATCGCAGCCGATGCACCGGGCCGGCCAGAGGTTACGACCTATGTTGACGGCCGCGAGGGGGCGGTGCTGGAGAGCGTGCGGCCGGATGGGACGATCCGGTTCGAGTTCAGCCGGGCCGACGCGGTTGCGCGCTTCATCTTCCAGACGCTGGTGATGCGCTCGCCCTATCGGCCCAAACGTCCCGGCGCCAGGCCGCCGACGCATTACCGCGACGAGCACCTGATCTTCATCGACGGGAGGGAGGTCGAGAAGCTTCCCGAGCGGATCGGGAGTTTCGCCGAGATCGTTTTCGTCAACATCCAGCCCTACGCCCGGAAAATCGAAAGCGGTCCCCGCAGCCGGTTCAGGGCGCGGTTGACCGATCGCCGTCCGGGGCAGTCATGGCAGGCGCCGAACGGGGTCTACGAGGTGACCGCGGCTCTGGCGAGGCGGCAGTTCGCTAACATTGCCGGGATCGGCTTCGAATACCGCGCCGTCATCGGCGGGGTGATGATCCACCCGATGTCAGGTGCCTCACACGCCCGATCGGGGACCGCCGCGGCCATGCATGCGAAGGGGCAGACCGACCGGCAGCATCGCTTCAAGGGCGGTTCTCTCGGCGGTGCCGGCAGCTTCGGCGGCCGCGCGCACAACTTTGCGCAGAACCGCTATCCCGCCATCGTCGTAACCCCGCCATGACGCCCGCCACCGTCCAGGCAATTAAGGACCGGGGTGCTGCCTTCACCTCGGCGCCGATCTACTGGCCGAATGAGACGTTCGAGCCGCCAGCCGACGCATCCGGCAATCCGCGCCCGTTCGTCTGGGCGGAGATCCGTGGACTTTCGAGCGAGATCCGCTCGATCGGCACGTCCGGTACCCATTGGCTCCGCGACCACGGCTTCATCCGCTTCCACGTCGAGGTTCCATCCGGCGAGGGCTCCGATCAGGCCTATGCGCTGGCGGAGACGCTGGCCGCCATCTACCGGATAGCCAGCTTCGCCGGCGTGCAGACCCTGGCGCCGACGCCGGCCGAAGGGGGCGAGGGCAGCGATGACGGCAACTGGTTCGCCGTTTCCTTCGGCGTGCCGTTCTACCTCGACTATCAGGGATGACCCTCATGGCCAGCTACCGGGTGACCGCCGCCTTTACCGCCTTCCAGCGCGACTACAGGCGAGGCGAGGTCCTTACCGACGCGGATCTCGCCTGCTGGGAGCCCGACGAAGATCGCGACATGGCGATCGCCGGCCTCGTGAGCCAGGGCAAGATCGAGGTCGTCGATGCGGCCGATCCCGCCGGCAGGCTTCAGCAGGTCTGGGGTGGCTTTGAGCGGGTGAAGAAGAAGCCTGACTAAAACTGATCTCCAGCTGTCTGTATCCGAGTTCTACTTGAGGCTGACCAGCCGCGCTATGGCACACGATGAAAGCGGTTGATGATCAAAGCCAAGCACACGACGCGAGCTGAGCGGGTCCGATTGCCGACGCGGTTATCCTGCTCGCGATTGGCAGGCGGCGGCGATAGTCCGCGCCTATGCTGTGGCCCGAGTCTTTCTCGGCGAGGCCCTTCGCGTTCCTGCAACTGCCTGCGACCGCGATCGCAGCCTTAGCGGCATTCGGCGAGGCTTCGGACTTGTTCACCTGTGCCGGCGCCCTGGTGATCTTCGCCAGCGCAGAGTACATCATCTGACACGCCTCGTGGAGGTAGGCGGAAGCATAGGTTTGGGGTGGGGCACGGTTTCCTGAGACAGCGCACTGCGCTACCGATCGTAAAGACGGAGGTAGAGCATGGACGGAAATAATGGGCTGGAACCGGGTGTGACGGAGGCCACGGCGGCGCCAGCGCGCGCCCAGAACGCTGGCGATGGCGACGCCGTGGCCGGGCCGCCAGTGAGGTTTTCGGCGAAGAGGAAGCTGGCAG